GACGAGGCCCAGGCGCGGGAGGAGACCCAGGCGGTCACGCACGTGGTCTTCCAGCAGAACGACGCCTTCCGCGCCTTCCATGACGCCGTGCAGGACGCGCTCCTGAACCGCACGGGCCTCTTCCACTGGTGGTGGGAGGAGGACGAGAAGCCCCTGGGGTCGGCCGAGGCCGGATCGCCCGAGGAGGCCGCGGCCGTGGCGGCCCTGGCGGCGCTGGGCCGGCCCTGGACTCGCGCGCAGACGGCGGCGCGGGAGGATGGCTCGGTGGCGGTGAGCTTTTCGGAGCTGCGCGGCCGGGTCTGTTTCAAGGCCGTGCCCAGCGAGGACTTCACGGTGGCGGCGGACGCGGTGAGCCTGCGGGATGCCGCCTACTGCGCCCTGCGCGACCGGCCGCGCGTGCAGGACCTGATCGCCCGCGGCGTGGCGCCCAGGCTGGCGCGGGGCCTGCCGCACGCCACCTCGCGCAACGACGCCATGGCCAGCGCCCGCGACGAGGCCGGCGAGAACGACCGCTCGGGCGAGAGCGGGATCGACGACCTGCGTATCGTCGAGGTGCGCACCCACTACCTGCGGATCGACGCCGACGGCGACGGAGACGTCGAGGTCTGGCGCATCGAGACCGACGCCGAGCAGACCACGCTGCTGCAGAAGGAGCGGGTGAGCCAGATCCCGTTCGGGGCGCTGACGCCCTACCTGTCGGCGCACCGATTCTACGGCGAGAGCCTGGCGGACAAGCTGTTCGAGGTGATGCGCATCAAGACGGTTCTGCTGCGCATGCTGCTGGACAGCGGCTATTTCGCCCTGAACCAGCGGATGGAGGTCTCCGAGGACCAGGCCAGCGAGTTCACCATCGCCGACCTTCTGAACAACGCCCCCAACGTGCCGGTACGCTCCAAGACCGGGGCGGCGGTGCGGCCGATCTCGGCCGGCGGCCTGGGGTTCGACGTCTTCTCGGCCATGGAGTTCATGGCCACGGTCGCCGAGCAGCGCTCCGGGGTGGTGCGCAACGCCCAGGGGTTGAACCCCGACACCCTGCACGAGACCGCCGCCGGCGCCATGCAGTTGATTTCGGCCGCGCAGAAGCGGGTGCGGATGATCTGCCGGGTGTTCGCCGAGACCGGGGTGAAGGACCTGTTCCTGGGGGTCCATCAGATGCTTCGCGAGCAGTTCACCCCCGACCATGCGCCGGCGCAGATGAAGCTTGGCCAGGCTTGGCGGCAGGTGCGGCCGAACGCCTGGCCCGAGCGCGAGGCGCTGTCGGTGCACGTGGGCGTGGGCTCCTCCGAGCGGGACCGCAACCTTGGCGTCCAGGCCCAGGCCCTGGCGCTCACCGAGAAGGTGGTGGGGATGCAAGGGGGCATCGAGGGCCCCTTCGTCACCGCGCAGAATGTCTACAACCGCCTGCGGGCCTTCAGCCGGGCGGTGGGGGAGAAGAGCCCAGAACTCTACTGGAGCGACCCGGCCCAGGCGCCGGCGCCGCCCGTCGAGCATCCCGACAACGGCGCCCAGCTCGAGGCGGCGAAGATCGCGGCCAAGGCCCAGGGCGACCGGGCGCGGGCGGCGGCCGAGGTGCAGCTGGCGCGCGAGCGGCTGGCGGCCGAGCTGGCTCTCAAGCGCGAGGAGCTGAGCGGCAAGCTGGCGCTGGAGCGCGCCCGCGCCGCCGAGGCGCTGAAGCTGCAGCGTGAGGAGCTGATGGCGACGCTGGCGATCAAGGGCCAGGCCGCGGCGGCGGGCGCCTCGCGCTCCGCCGACGTGGCCGGGGCGGTGGAGGATCTTCCCGGATGAGCGGGCGGGACCTGAACGCAGAGATCCTGCGGGGGCTCAAGGCCGAGGCCGAGCTGGAGGAGACCGCCGCGGCCTTTGAGGCGGTGCGCGCGGCCTTGCTCACGGCGCTGTCGCAGACCGCGGTGGGGGCCGACGCCAAGGTGCTCAAGCTGCATATGAGCCTGCAGAACCTGGCCGCCGTGCGCGAGGCCCTGACCAAGACCATCGCCGCCGGCGCGCACGCCGGCTACGCCCGCGCCGCAGAGGATGCGGTGGCGGAAGCCGGGCTGACGCGGGCCTGAGCAGCCGAGCTGGAGATTTCCGAGATGCAGGTGAACAACAGCGGGGACTGGAACGACGACTACAAGGCGACGATCGGCCTCAAGCGGGGCGTGCCGCCGGGCCAGGATCTTGGGGTGCGGGCCGGCATCGATTGGCTGGAATCCAAGGCCTACCACTACGACGGCAAGGGAAACGCCACGCGCTTCAAGGGCTGGCCGCAAGCCACCGCGGACTACAATGGCGGCGGCAATCCGCACTACCTGCCGGACGTCCAAAAGGCGTACCGGGACATCAAGAGCGGGCGATAGGTGTTTCCCATTTGTTCTTGACGCCCGCTGCGTCTAGCGCGAGCTTTCCTACGGGGCCGTTAGACGGCGTGCGGGAGAGGTCCGGCCAAAATGTCCAGAACCCTGGCGCTCATCGTCGCCGCCTTCGGGGTCCTCGCGGCGGCCGATGCTTCAGCCCAGGCCGATTGTTACGCTGGGCTGAGGCCCGCCTTGGAGCGGGCCGGCGTCAAGGATTTGGATTGCGAACACTTCGACCGCGAGATCAAGCACCTTGGGCGGACCGCGGCCTGGCGCGGCCACAGCTACGACGTCTACCGAATGTTCTCGCGCGACAAGCCGAAGGGTTTCGGCGTGCCGCGTGGCTATACGCGCATCCTGATCTTCGACGGCGGCGGCCGATTTCTGGGTCAGTACGGGGGTCTCAACCAGCCCTACAGGATGAGGATCGTGGGCTCCGACGTTGTCCTCGATTTGCCGCCTGAGGATGGAAACCGCATTCACCTGGGTCGGGCCAAGCCGCCCGCACGAGTGCATCTGGATGGCGACTACTACGACTTGAGCAAGTAGCGACCCGCGGGAGGTCGTCTCCCACGCCTGTAACGCGCGGTCGGCCTGACGTCCGCAAGGGCGCGCTCCGCCATGGGCGGGGCGTCTCGGGCGCCTCAACAACCAAGAAGGTGATCCATGACCGACGCCCAAGAGGCGCCGCAGAGCGGCGCGCTGTCGATCGATCAGGCCGTGGCGCTGCTGGACCGGCGCGACGCGGATGAACCGGACGATGCGCGCTCTGAACTCTTGCAGAACGACGATTTCGCGGGCGCGGCCAGCGCCCCGGAGGAGGCCGACGAGCGGGCCGAAGACCCGGACGACGGCGAGGATGAAGCCGAGGCGGAGGAGGCCGAGGGCGAGGTCGATCGCCTGGCCGCGCCGAAGTACTGGTCGAAGGAGGCCAAGGCGAGGTTCGCCGAGCTGGACCCGGAACTGCAGGCCGTCGTGCTGTCGCAGGAAGGGCCTAGAGAGGAGGCCGCCGCCAAGGCCAAGGCGGAGACGCGCACGGTCCGGGACGAGGCCCTACGCCATGTCGCCGAAGCGAGCGAACTCCTGGAGGCCCTGGCCGAGACCCTGCCGGAGGCCTATCGCCAATGGCACGATCGTTGGGCGGGAACCCCCGACTGGGCGGCCATCGCCCAGACCCATGGGCCTGACGCCGCCAACCAGCTGCGGGCGCAATTCGCCCAGGAGCAGGCGCGGCTGAGCCGGGCCGAGGCGGCCGCCCAGGCCGCGAGCCAGGCGCGGGCGCGCTTCCATGCGGCCCGCGAGATGGCGGCGCTGCAACAGCTCGACCCCGACCTGCTCGATCCCGACCAGGGCGTCGCGCGGCGGGGCGAGATCGTCCGCTACCTGGCGGACAAGGGCGTCGCCGCAGCCGATATCCAGGGCGTCTCGGCGCTGGAGGTCCACCTGGCCCGCAAGGCCATGCTGTGGGACCGCGCCCAGGCCCGGGCGCAGAGCTCCGCCGCCCCACCCCGGCCGGCCGCGCCGGCGACCCGACCCCTTGCGAGGGGCGGGGCGTCGTCGGGGCCGGTCGATCCCAAAGCCCGCAGGGCCGCCCAGGCCAAGAGCCGCTTCTCCAGGTCGAGATCGATCGAGGACGCGGTGGCCCTGCTCAATGCGCAAGGAGACTAGAGCCCCATGACGGCTCCGACCAACCTGTCCACGACCTTGAACGCCGTCGGCGACCGCGAGGACCTGGAGGACACCATCTACCGGGTGGCGCCGGAGAAGACGCCCTTCCTCTCGGCCATCGGCAAGATGAAGGCCCAGGCCCGCTACCACGAGTGGCAGACCGAGAACCTGGCCACGCCCAACCCCGCCAACGCCGCGCTGGAAGGCGACGACATCGCCAGCCTGGATGCGCCCAACAACACCACCAGGGTCGGCAACTACTGCCAGATCTTCCGCAAGACGCTCGGCGTCTCGCGCACCCAGGAGGTGGTCGACAAGGCCGGGCGCAAGTCCGAGGTCAACCGCCAGAAGGTGCGCAAGGGGATCGAGCTGCGCCGGGACATGGAGGCGCGGATGATCGGCAATTTCGCCAGCGTCGCCGAGTCCGGCGCGACGCCCCGGGGGACTGCGGGCCTGCTGGCCTGGCTGACCTCCAACGTCTCGCGCGGGGGCTCGGGCGCCAGCGGCGGCTTCGCCGCCGGCCTGGTCAGCGCGGCCACCAACGGGACCCAGCGAACGCTCACCGAGGCCATGCTGAAGGCGGCCTGGGCCACGGCGTTCGGCAACGGCGCCAACCCCTCGATCGCCTTCATGGGCCCGGTGCAGAAGCAGCAGTTCAGCGCCTTCACCGGCATCGCCCAGATCCGCACCGAGGTGAAGGGCCGCGAGCAGGCGACGATCATCGCCGGCGCGGAGGTCTATGTGGGCGACTTCGGCCAGCTGATGCTGGTCCCGCACCCCTATGGCCTGACGCGCGATGTGGTGGCGGTGGACCCGGAATACGCTTCGGTGGCCACGCTCGACGGCTTCAAGACCGACGACCTGGCCAAGACCGGCGATTCCCAGCGCCAGATCCTGACCCACGAAGCCTCCTTCGAGTGCGCCAACGAGAAGGCCCACTTCGTGATCGCCGACCTGCAGTAGCGGTCGGCTGAGGCGGCCGGGCCGAGCAAGCCCGGCCGCCGATCTTCTTTTCCCGAACACCGATGCGCACCCGACGCCTGCGGCCGTCGCCGCGCGTGGCGCGGCCCTGCGCGCGTTTCCACGAAAGGTGCGCCGTTGAGCGAACCCACCCTGGACGATTTCAACGCCGCGCTGGCGAAGCTGCGCGCGATCCTTGGCCCGCGCGTCGGGCCGCCCACGCCCCAGCCCTCGCCCTATGGCGGCCTGTTCGGCGCCGGCTGGCGGCGATTCAACGCCGAGCAGGATGCGCTGGAGGGGCAGCAGGCGCAGGGCGGCGCGACGAATTGGACTTCGCTCACGGCGGGCCTGACGCCAAGCGGCGTCACGCCCTTCACGCCCAGGGTGCAATCTGTCAGCGCAGGATCGAACCCGCAGGACGCCGGGGGAGGAGCGACGAGACAAAATCCGATCGCCGCCTACAACCCGGAGACGGGTCTTCCCTACAACGATGCGCAGGAAGGGACCTATGGCGGCATGATCCAGCGGGGCGAGCTAGATCGCAATGCCCCGGTCGGCTCACGCGCCTTCCCTCGTGGCATGCCCGATGCGACCGGCAAACCGGCTCCTGGCGAGTGGTACGTGGACCTGGACGGTGGAGTGAAGCAGGCGCCAGCGGGCCCCGCGCCCAAGATGACGCGGGACGCCAGCGCCACCAACGTGCCTGGGCAAATAGCGGTCGTGCTGCCGACGGTCACGGCAGGGCGCAAGCATGTCTTGGAAGGCCTGTCGAAGGCGGAAGGGACTGACGAGGAAACGGCTCGGCGGTATGGCTATGCCTCAAGCTACGACGTGATCGGCCGTTACAAGCATGCTGATCGCCCGCTTAGCGGGATGACGCTCGACGAGGTCGCGGCGTTACAGAAGAAACTGGGCGTTGTGATGGGGCGATATCAAGCCGAGCCGGCCACACTGACCGACTTCCGAAAAGCCTATCATCTCACTGGTAAGGAAACATTCGACCCCGCCCTGCAGGATCAGTTCGGCGCCTATCTGATGCAACGCCGTGGCTATGGCAAACAGGGCCTGTCGGACGCGGATCTCCAGGCGAATTTCGCCCACGAATGGGGATCGGTTCCGTTGCCTGGCACAAGCAAGTCTCACTACCCGAACCAACATATCGGCATGACGACCGAGGAGTTTCAGGACCTCCTAGCCGCCGCGCGTCGTTTGGACTCTCCGTGAAGGAGGCGGCCGAAGCGTTGGGGCGAAGACGACGCCTTTCAGGTGCCATCGGGTGGCCCAGGCAGTCCCCGTGAAGCGCCCATACCTCGTCCCCACGACCAGCATGCGGCCATCGCTGCGACGGCGATAGAGGAAGGCGCAGAACGCATCGACGGAGCACGCCTCCACTTCGGGCCATCTGTCGCAAACGCCGCCCGCCATGATTCCTTCGTCGCAAGAGTTGAACCGACCGGCAGCGATGGGGGCCGGATCGAAACCGCGCCGGACCATCGCGTTGCGGACCGCCGCATAGGTCATTGTGTGTGGAAAGCTCGGCAGCCCAGGCCCGGACGCCGCAATCGCGGCTGTGGCCAGTAGCGCGGTCAGGATTGCGAAGGCCCCGACCAGGCGTCGAGAGGCTGAACCAGCGACGAGCTTCTGCATGGCCGACCCTAAGTTTCTATTTTGTTCTAATCCTCCGCGAGTGACGCATCAAGGGCGTTTTCCGTCGCCACGCTATGGGTTCATTCGCGTAATCAGGAGACATCCGTTGCCCACCAAGACCACACCGGCCCCGGCGTCCGCCGCGGCCGCGGCTATCGCTGCGCCTGCGCCCCAGGCGCGCGTCCGCTATCGCGTCCTGCCCAAGGGCGCGGGCCTGGTCCACACGGGCGCGTTCGACCCGGTGACGGGGGCGAGCCTCACCTACGACAGGGGCGCGGTGGTGGAGGGCGCGGACGCCGCCATCGCCGCCGAGTTGGAGGACCGTGGGCTGGTGGAGGTGCTGGGTGCGGCGTGAGTTGCTGGCCGGCGCCGACTTCGAAGGCGACGTGGTCCACTTCGCCGAGGACGACGGGGCGGGCGGCCTCTTGATCCACTCGGTACAGGACGTGGCCCCGATCCTGGAGCGCAACAAGGCGATGGCCAACCACAACGACGGCTATTCGCCCTCCCGCGAGCTGCGCCGCGTGGCCTTCATCCCCAACATCGTGCGGTTGAAGTGGCTGAACGAGGAGGGCTGGGACGCCTGGCGCCCGGACCTCTACGGCGAGCGGCTGGCTGCCAAGCTGAACGATCCCGACTGGCGCTTCCTGCGCACCGCACCCGGGCGGGTGGGGCTGTCCAACGGCCTGATCCGCTGAGCTTTTCTGGAGTCACAAGATGAAGTCCGATGGCGTCACGGCGGAAGATCTCACCCAGGCGGTCGGCCGGCTGCGGGCCATCCTGGGCCCGCCGCGCGGGCGAGACCCCATGCCGCGTTCGCCATACGGCGGCCTGTTCGGCGCGGGCTGGCGACGGCTCAACGGCGAGATGGACGCGCTGGAGGGGCGACAGACGCCGCTGCTCGCAGAGCTGAACGCGGGGCGCACCGCCGCCACACAGCCTGTCGCCGCTATGGCTGAGCCGGAGACTGGCGACCTGACGCCTGTGACACCGATGTCGATCGGCGACGCGGCCGTCCAGCCGGCGAAAGTCGGCGGCTGGCTCGACGTGGCCGGCTCTTCGTCGGCCCCATCCCACATCCCGACGTCGACACCGGATGTCGACGCGCGCCAACTGCGCGATCTGAAGGAACTTCTCATCCGTGCCGAAGGGAATCGCCCCGACGTTTATCTGGACACCTTGAACATTCCGACGGTCGGTATCGGCCACCGAGTCCGGCCGGAGGATCACCTGAAGCTGCACGAGGTGATCACTGATCAACGCCGCGATGAACTGTTCCAGAAGGACATCGCGCCTGCGCTGAGCGCCGCTCGCAATCAGGCCGCCCAGGCCGGG